TGTACCCTTACTAACTTCGTTCCTGCATACCATGTCACGAACGCTACCGTCTTTCTTGACAAACGATACGCTGAATACTTTACCAGCGGTAGAGTCAAGGATTGCACGCATTTGGCTAACTGTGGCTACATGTTCCATTTCAAACACCTCTATAGGCTTGCTGTCTGTATGGTAAGCAGTGTAACGCCGATACCACTACCATGCAAGCTCTATTTTCATGTTATTTTTACTATCAAAACACAAATAGTTGTAGACAGACTTGTATTTACATGGTATAATGTTGTAAGGAAGGTAAGTTTTTATACTTGATTCTCTTATTGTCACTACCATTCGTCGGATATACACAATTATATACAAATATATGCTATTATTTACTGTTTGCTATATACAAATCAACAAAAATAGTAGTATAATACAGTGAGAGAGCAAAGAAAATATATGATTTTTAATTTAACCACTTGAGGCATTGTATGACTAAACTAACATTGGTGCAAGACGCACCAGAAGTACACCAAAACAAAAACCTAATTCGTCGTCGTTTCTACTTAACACCAGAAGCCCTAACGTATTTGGATTCACTAGCACTACAACAAAACAAAAGCCCTTCTATTCTTCTTGATTTGATCCTAGTCACGCTGAGTAAAAAGACGATTCATTGATCTTTATATATAATAAGAAAACTACAACGCCCCTTATAAACCGTGGCCTGTAGCCTGATTTATCCGCACTTTTCTCAAATACCGCGTCAAAACACAAACCTAAAGAGGTGTAAACATGAGCATGACAGTAGTAGGTAAGAACGTAGTAGACACACAAACAGGTGAACTCATTCCTTTGGTGTATGAAGTATTCAGCTCTGTTGTGAGTGCAGAAGACAAACGTATGTACAGTGCAACACAGCGTACAGCGCATGATTGTACAGACCCTGACCAGCTTGCAGACGTTATGAAGTACACAACAGACCAACGGGGTTTGAAAGTAAAGTCAGACCTTACGTGGTTCAAGAAAGAAAATGATTACCGTGTCCGCACTCTGAAACAGAAAGCCTTAATTTCTAACACACAGTATGCGTTCCTTAAACAGCTTGTAGATTGCATTACATACAAGAACATTATTTTGTGTAAGCGTTCTTTCCTTTGTGCAAAGTTGAGTGTTGACGACAAGTCACTAGCTCGCAAGCTCAAACAAGTAGATCAGTGGGTACAAGTACAAGACTGTAAGAAGGGATTCATTAAGCTGTTTGTTGCTCCTTTGCTTGGGTATAAGGGACGTGCTAGCGGTATTCCTAGTGCTAACAAGACCTACTACAAGGTTGATCCTCAAACCCAATACAACGCGCTGTATATCCCCTTTGTTGGTCCCCCTGCGCCGTACACTGGCCCTGTGTTTGACATTACAGAGAAGTTTAAGGGTGCTGAGTGGTATGAAGACGACCGTTGTGATTCAGCAATGGGAGAGAAAGAGAACTTTACTTCTGGTGACTGGTGGAACAAGCCAGCTAAGAAGCATGAAGTTATTGACGTAGGGTTTGAGGCTTGGTTTGCAAACAATGTTGGTAAAGACATTAGTGAGTATCATGTACCAGCTTTAGAAGTTTGGGAACCTGATTACATTAACATGCCTTGCTTTGGTGCTGAATATTACCAAGGGTGGCAACAAAGTTAAAATAAAGTTTCAAAAGACTTGACAGGAAGTGTATGTAACTGATACAATCTATGCTCAACCCAAGAAAGAGTTGGTGTTATGAGACTTGACATAGTAACTGGCGAGAACTTCCGGCAAGTAAGACGTAAGTACAGTGACAAGTTTCTAGAGTCATTGGCGAAAGAAGGTAAGAATGTAGAGTGGTGGATTCTGGAACAAATGAGTCTGCCACTAGACGAAAGAGCACCAGTCTTGTGACTGTGTGTAAGTGGTGGAGAGGGACACAGTATGGTGTCTATGTGTAGGACATGGTTAGTGTGGTGCCTACGCCGCGAATTCAATTAGGGCTGAAAGGCCAATACATTATTTAGACCTGTAGCAATACGCGGAATAAATAACCTCCTTCTTGGGGGTTTTGTCGTGTCTAAACGTTTTTAAAACCACAGGGGATAGACTCCCCACTTATTACATATCATGCCCTTGGAGGGTGAAAAATGCAAGCAATTAAATTTGACGGTGAAGGCTTCAAAGCTGAGGCAATCTGTGCTAGCCAGTTCAACGGTAAGCTAACCAACGTAAAGCAAGACCAATACAAAGACATTGATTTGTTTATTACTGCTAAAGACGGAACGATTAAAAGTTGTTCTGTTAAAGACCAATTGCGGGGCACTTCAAAAGGGTGGACTTCGGTACAGTTGGAACTAACCACTATTAATACTCGCACTGGTGCAAAGCGTAACGGTTGTTTCTACACCAACGAGTCAGACTATTACTTCTGGCGTATCTGGACTGCTGAGTATGGTGACACTTGGGCAGTAATTGAATCTGTTGTACTCAAGGATTGGGTAGAAGCTAACAAGAACACTCTACGCAAGTGGTCAACCAAACCCGCTACAGAAGCTAAGAACCGCTCTTACAATCGAGTGTATGACCGTAGTGAAGGCGTAGAGCTTGAAGTTAGCGTTATGCGTGAACTTGGGAAGCTGATTAAAGTTAAGGAAACAATTCAATGAAACCAAAGAGTCCTTATCAGACTAAACAAGACATTCCCTTGCACTGTTTCAGTAACAAGGAGTGTACCCAAACCCCAAGCCCGGAACTTAGAAAGTATTTACGCTATATGCTAGATACACACCCTAATGACTTGGAATACTTGTGGCGATATACACAACAATACACAGCACATGGCGGTTGTTACAAAATGGTATTTGCCGCTTGGCTGAAAAAACTAACCACTGACTTAACGAAACAGGAGCAAGAAAAATAATGGCGGCTAACCTCTCGCAACAGAGTAAGCCACTACACATTGAAAACACAGTATTACAGCTTGGGAAACATGATCTTTCGATTAACCAAGCATTCTATACTTATCGGGATATGAAACTAGACGGTGTTATCTCCGGTAGTATGAGTTTTATTAAGGCACTTCTTAGTAAGGGTGGGTTCTCCATTCCTTATCATGCAAAGAGTAACCAGCAAGAAAAGAAACTAATTGACGCTCTTAACCTTTCACTGGAAACAATGGAAGAATACGATAAGAAACGTTTGGTTAGTAACTGGTTGCAAATGCTTGATTATGGTTGCAGTCTTAATGAAGTAGTGTGTGAGCGTGTAGCTGGGCAATTCGTTTTTAAAACTATCTCCCCTATTCACCTAACCACAGTTGAAAAGTTTCAAATGAAAGGGGGCAAGCTGGATAAGTTGCTTCTTAACCCTGCTGATAATGACGGCTTAGTTTACAACGTAGACGTAGCACAGAAAGACATTAGCGGTTCTAAGATTCTTTTCTTCCGTATTGAACCAGACGCAGACTTTCCACTAGGTAAAAGTTTGTTGTACGGTGCATATACAGCATGGAAAACTAAAAAGATCCTGCAAGAGTATGAAGCTATCGGCGTAGCTAAAAACCTTTCTGGTGTTCTGGACATTAAAGTACCTAGCGAGCATATCAATAAATACTTTAGTGAACCAAACAGTGAAGAAGCTATTTATGTAGCCAACTTGCTGACACAAGCAGAAATGTTGCACGCTGGTAAAGGTAGTTACATTCTAACTGGTTCTGACACTAACGCTAATGGCATTTACCTGTATGAAGTTAAGACAGTAGGTGGCAGTGGTGGTAATGCTCAAAACTATAACGTTGGTCAAGCTATTGCACGTTACAACCAAGAAATCCAGTTGAGCCTGCAAACTATGGTTCTGAGTATGGGCGCTGAAGGAGGTGGTTCTTTCGCTCTCTCGGACAACAGCACTTATCTTATGACTTTGTTTATCGAGAACGTACAGCGGGTAATTAGCCAAGAGTTTAAAAAGGCTATCCGTATCGCGTTTGAACTTAACGGCTTGAGCTTAGATCGTATCCCCGGTTTGGAATGGGAACCTCTACAGCCTCTTGACTGGGACGAGTTTACAAAGGGTTGGCAACGTCTGGTTCAATCTGGTGGTGTTACTGCCACAGAAGACCTTGAAGCGTTCTTCCGGGAAGCTGGGCACGCTCCTAGTGCTGACTATACCAAGAAGCTAAACAACGCTGTAACGGCTGATCAGTCAGACCGTGCAGGGGATAAGGTGGGTTAATGGCTAGTACGAATCTTGACCCCAGCAACTTTGTAGACCAAATGAGATTGAACACTGGTGACTTTATCGAGGACGAACCATATCTAGAGGATTCTATTTATGTTTGGTTTTATGAGCAAGCCGGTAACTCTGTTTTAGACGGTTCTATTCTTGCGCTGGAAAGTATCATTAATAACATTGCTCTTAGTCCTCAACGGTGGGAGATTGGCGAAGCCTCGGAAACTGGCCCGCTTATTTCTGCACTGACTGAAAGGCTTGAGAGTCTTAAAAACCGTAAACCAACTGCTAGACCAAGTGTAGTTATTCACAGTGACCGGAAAAACTGGTGTGACTTTGATAAAGCATTTGGACAAGAAGCAAACCAATTTAGGAAGTATTACTAATGAGTGACAAACCGAGTCTATTAGAACGCCTTATGGGCAGTGCTAAGAATAAAGCAGACGATAACAAGGGTGCTCTTGAAGCTGAGATTAAATCAAAGTTGAAAGGCATTCTGTATGACGAAGAACTAGTTAACGAACTCGCCCCAGTCTTTATGAAACTGCAAGGTGTGGACGGATTTAACCAAGTCTTTGAACTGCTGGAAACGAAAGAACGCCAGATTGAAGCCATGAGTGGTGGAGACTGGTTTAAACAAGAAACAACCCCTGATAAGTCTACAGAAGAACAAACCACTGACGACAGTGCCTCTCTTGTAGATCAAATTCTCTCTAAAAAATATGAAGGTAAATAAAAATGGCTGTTATTGCAACTATCGGTAATAAAGAAGACTTCCTCGTTCAAATGAACGGTGATTACAACGTACCATTTGATCAAGTGCAACTTGCTGTTGCTGCTGTATCTGGTCAAGTTGTCGCTAACGGTGACGGTTTCGCTATCGTTGGTACTGCTGTAGAACCTACCGCTGTAAACGGTTCCGGCCAATGGCCTGTAGGTACTTGGGTTCGTCTTATGACCCGTGGCAACCCTACCACTGTTAATGCACAAGCTCTGACTGGTTATGTCGCTGCTACCCATGACGCTGATTTTGCTGCTGTCGGCATTATCGTAGTTAACAAGTAATTTTAAACTAATCTAAGAAAGGAAATATACACAATGGCAATTCTTATCAACAACGGTCAAGTAGTTGACCAAACCGCAGCTATCGAACGTATCCCATTCAAGCCGGGTCTGATCGGTGCAATGGGTCTGTACGGTACAGACGTAGTTCGTACTGACGCTGTGTCTTTTGACGTACAAGCTAACAGCCTTTACATTCTGGACGATCACCTGCGCAACGTAGCACAGAAAAACAGCACCGAAGAAAGCGGTTATGACCTGCATACTTTGGCAATCCCACACTACCCAATTGTTAAAACTATTGGCCGTGAGAAACTTGCTGGTGTTCGTGCTTTCGGTTCTGAGGCTGAACAAATTGTTGCTGGTGCTGTTGCTGCTGAACTTGAGCGTCAAGCTGACCTGCATGATACCCATGAGGAATACTTGAAAGCACAAATGACCCTTAACGGTGTTGTTGTTACTGCCCACTACGGCACTATCAGCATGGCTGCCGAGTTTGGTGTTACCCGTCCTACTCAAGCCTTCACCTCTGCTACTGCCTTGGCCTCTATTCAAGCTGCACAAGCCAAGTCTAAAGCCGGCCTGCAAACTGGTGGTCGTATCCAAGGTTATGTACTGTTTGCAAGCCCTGAGCTGTTCGCTGCAATCATTGCTAGCCCTGACGTACTGCAAGCATGGCAGTTCTCGCAAGCTGCTGGTAATCCACTGCGTAACGAACTGGGTACTGTTGCAAATGGCTACACCATGTTCCGTTATGGCAACGTAGACGTAGTTCTGTATGACGATTCTTTCGTTACCAAAACTGGCGCTGCTGTAACTGTTCTGGCTGCTAACACTGGTGTTCTGGTTCCACGTACTCGTCTGGGTACTGCAATCTACGGCCCAGCTTCTACCCTGTCTGGTTTGGGTGGTGTTGGTAGCAAGCGTTTTGCAACTTCGCACCGCGATCCTAAAG